CCGATCTTGCCGAGTGGTGCAAGCAGATCACCGCCGAAAAGCTGATCCTGCGCTACGTAAAGGGGCAACCAGTGCGGGAATTTCACAAGCCGGACAAGGCACGAAACGAAGCACTGGACTGCCGAGGGTATGCGCTCGCGGCGCTTAAGATCATGCAACCGAGCTTGCGCAGATTGCGAGACAAGCTAATGGCGAGCTCTAACTCGCAAGCTGCGTCGCCGGCGAGCGCTCAACCTGCACACGTCGTCCTACCCGTGAAGGAAAATGCGCCAGAGGGAAACGCACGACCTAACGCACAGACTCGCCGCGTCCATCGTTCGCCGGCCGCACGCCGTGCGAATTGGGTTAACGCATGGAGACGGTAGGGCAAGTTGGGCAGCATCATTCCGTACACGATCACCGCAGGTGTGAATTTCTGCGCGACCGCATGGCGCGCGCAATTCAGCGCGGCAGAGTGGACGCTCGTCCTGATGTTGCGCGGCCCTGCCGTTATAGATTTAACGGCGGCTCGAGACGGTGCGCGCCATGTTTGGAGCGTCGGTGCGGCGGAAACTGCGGCTTGGAGTCCGGGCGAATACTCCTACGCCATCCGCGCCGCTACCGGACGCGATGTCCTTGAAGTAGAGAGTGGCCGCGTTCGCGTCCTGCCGAATCTAGCGCTTGTAACCGCAGGCTTCGATGGTCGCACGCCGAATCGCGTTGCACTAGACAACATCGAAGCGGTGCTGGCCAAGCGTGCCACGCTTGATCAAGAACGCTACCGTATCAATAACCGCGAGCTGTATCGCACGCCTATTGGCGAACTGATTCGCCTGCGCGGCCACTACACGCAACAAGTCGCGCGTGAGGAAGCAAAGCGTAAGGGACAGTCGCTCTTTGGTCGTCAGATCAAGGTGGTAATGAAGGGTAGTTGCTGAAGTATGCGGCTGTTCGGGTTTGAGTTGGTCAGAGCGAAAGAACCTCAACTTCGAGTGGGAATCCACGGCCGGCGCGTTGCGAGGACGCTATTTGGCTCGGGTGAATCAAACCGCCTAACAGGCGATTGGCCAACACAACCCGTCCCGGCTGAATGGATCATCTACCGTTATCAGCGGACCCTGGTCGCTCGCTCACGCGAACAGGCGCATAACAACGATTACATGCGCGCCTATCTGCGCCTGCAACGTCAGAACATCGTAGGTGCTACCGGTATCCTGTTTCAGTCTCAGGCGAGCACTGAGAGTGGCCAGGCGGATGCAAAGGCAAGGCGGGCAATCGAGAAAGCCTTTGCGGATTGGGGCCGTCGCGAAAACTGCGATGTGGCTGGCAAGCTTTCCTGGCGTGCGCTGCAAGCGGCATGCGTCGAGACGGCAGCGCGCGACGGCGAATACTTCTTGCGTCTCGTGTTTGGACGTCAAGCCGGCAAGTACGCCTTTGCGCTTCAGTTCTTAGACCCGCAGCGTTGTCCGGTCGACTTCGACCGCGTCGATCTATCGGACGGCCGATTCATCCGTCACGGCGTTGAATTCACCGCACAAGGCCGCCCTCTCGCCTATCACTTCGCGGGCAGTACCGCAGAGCACAGCACGCTTGCCTATAGCTACGGCGGCAAGAGTTACATCCGCGTTCCGGCAGACGAGATCATTCACGGGTTTATTACCGAGCTGCCGGGCCAAAAGCGCGGTCTACCGTGGCTTGCGACCGGCCTGTTTCGTGCGAAGCAGATGTCGGCGATGGAAGATGCAGCGATTGTGAACGCGCGAATCGGCGCCGCCAAGATGGGCTTCATCGAGTTTGAGGCTGGAAGTGGACCGGAGTTCTCCGACGAAGAACTCGAAGAATTTGAGATCGACGCTGAAGCGGGAGCATTTCCCGTGCTGCCGGACGGTGCGAAGCTCAACAAGTTCGACCCGATGTATCCATCGGGCGAGCTGTCACCCTTCATGAAGCTGATGTTGCGTGGTTTGGCGGCCGGTGGCGGCGTTGCGTATGAAAATCTGTCGCAGGATCGCGAAAGCGTCAACTACACCAGCATTCGACACGGCACGCTTGATGAGCGCGAGACGTACAAAGAGCGGCAGGAGTGGCTGATCGAAGAGCTGTGTGAGCGCGTTTACGAATCATGGTTCCCGCGCGCCTTGCTCGGAAGATTGATTCTTACCGACTCTGGCTCGGCACTTGAGCCCAACAAGATCGAGCGCTATTGGCCGCACAAGTGGCAACCGCGCCGTTGGGATTGGGTCGATCCCAAGGCCGATATGGCAGCGGCCGAAAGCTCAAAGAACAACCTTCTGGCCAGCCCGAGCCAACTCATCCGCGAGCGCGGAAAGGACCCCGACCAAGTGTGGACGGAGTTCGGGGAGGACATCGCAGCCATGCGAGCCAAGGGAATACCCGAGGAATTCATCCAGGCATCACTGGGACAGATTCCGTCGACGAACACGCCAGAGGTCAAGGAAGCGGAGTGAACAACGAACAGACCCGGCAGCAACGAGAAGTGCAACGCCTTACGCAAGTGCGTGATGCGGGACGGCTGCATCGCACGGCCGATGTCGTTGGCGTAGATGCGCAAGCCCGCTCGGTCGAGTTGTGCTTCAGCAGTGAAACAGAGGTCAAGCGTTGGGGCTGGATTGAAGTGCTCTCTCACGTACCCAATGCTGTGCGACTTGCTCGATTGAACGATGGCGGTGCGCTACTCGACAATCACAACTGGAATGCACAACGCGGCGTCGTGGAAAAGGCGTGGTTGGACACTGATCGCCGATGCCGAGCGTTAGTGCGATTCAGCAAGTCCGCGGCCGCTGATGAGCTGTTTCAAGACGTCCAAGATCGCATCAAACGGCACGTCTCCGTCGCTTACGAAATCCACACGCTGAAGCTCACCGAAGAACGTGATGGTGTTGAGGTGTACACCGCGACAGACTGGGAGCCATACGAAATCAGCATCGTCAGTGTTCCGGCAGACACCACCGTCGGGATCGGGCGGAGTGTGGAAATCGCGCCAGAGGAAACGCATTCACGGACCTTAGACGATGCGCGGGCCATCGCGGTAGCAGTGCCGCATTACGAAGTTACGAAAAGCGAGAATCGCAGCAACATGGACGAGACCCAGCAGCAACAAGCCCGCGAGACCGAGCGCCGCGCAGGAGCGGATGCAGAGCGCGCACGTGTTCGCGCGATCGGCGATATGGCGGCGAAGTTCGGCAAGAGCGTTGAGAATGCCGACGCACTCGCTCGCACAGCGATACAAGAGGGACACAGTGAAGCGGATTTTCAGCGCGCGTTACTGGATGCGCTGAATCAACGCGCGGCGAAGCCGCTCAACGAGCAGCTTGCCGGTGCGGATATCGGTTTGAGCGAAACGGAAGTTCGGCAGTATTCGCTCGTGAAAGTCATTCGCGCACTCGTCGATCCGACGGACAAGCGTGCGCAACGCGAAGCGGCTTTCGAATTTGAGGCTTCAGAAGCTGCACGGACGAAGCAAGAGAAGAAATCAGAGCGCTTCGTCGTCCCGACCGATGTGCTGCGTCGATCGGTCTACGGCGAGACCCACTCACGTGTCTTCAATACCAGCAAAGCGAGCGGAGCGGCCGGCAACACGGGCGGCTTCAGCATCGCGACGAACTTGCTCGCATCAAGCTTCATCGACCTGCTTCGCATGCGAGCGACCATCATGACGTTGGGGCGAGTACTCGGCGGCTTGGTGGGCAACATCGACATTCCGAAGCAAGTCGCGGGAGCGGTGGGCTACTGGATTGGCGAAGACGAGGATGCGGGTGAAACCGGTATCGAGCTTGGCCAGATCGCGATGACGCCGAAGACCGTCGCGGCGTACAGCGAGATCACGCGCCGATTACTCATGCAGTCCTCGCTCGATGTCGAGGCGCTCGTGCGCGCAGATCTTGCCGTTGCGATGGCGCTCACGATCGATAAGGCAGGCTACTACGGTACCGGCAGCGCGAATCAGCCGCTCGGCATCACGGGCTATCCGGGAATCAAGGCGGTCAATTTTGCGGTTGCAGGCAAGCCGACCTTCTCAGAGCTCGTCGGCATGGAGACCGCCATTGCCACTGATAACGCGGATGTTGAAGGGATGTCCTATGTGTCCAATGCGGGTTTCCGGGGCTACGCCAAGACGACTCTCAAATTCACCAATGTAGCGGGGACCA